TCTGGCTTAATTCTCCCAAAGTCTCGCACTAAGGTAGTAGACTTTCTACTTTCCTTAAGCGAAAAACAGAGGGGTGAATTTCAAGAGATTCTGAGTAATTTTCCTAAAGGGAAATTGTTCTCCGAGTTAGGTAAAGATTCTGGTGTAGCAGTTAAGGCTTCAGAAAGAGTCCAACTCTTAGCAGATGAGAAAATGAGTAAAGATAAAGAACTCACTTTTTCACAGGCTTTAGGACAAGTCTTTTCTGAAAATCCAGAACTTGCTAAACAAGTAGAACAGGAATAGTTGAGAGAGAAAAGGGAAGGGTAAGATAAGTCGGTCTTGCAAAATAATTTATACCTTGAAAAATGAGTCAACAAACTGGAGTATTAGATATTACTTTAAAAGCTGCAGCCGATTTAAGAAACTACCAATATAGAATTGTCTATGTTAGTGCTGCCGATTCAGTTACATTTGCTACATCTGCAACCACAGTTGCGATTGGGATTCTTCAAAACGACCCTAATCAATACGAAGCTGCAGTTGTCAGAGTTCTCGGAACTTCTAAAATTAAGATGGAAGATGCCGAATCAAGAGGAGCTATGATTACAGCAAGTGCTACTGGTATGGGAGTTTCAGCTGATGCTGATAAGAATTGGGTTATTGGATCTCTTTTAGAAGCAGCCGCTGCTGGAGATATAGCCGAGTTATTGATAAGTAGATTCAAGGCTTCAATATAATGTTACCAACAGAACGAAGTGTAAGAGTAGATCCCTTACTTAGTAAGCTCTCTCTTGCGTATCAAAACGCTGATTACATTGCTGAGAAGCTTCTACCAATCATCACAACTGCTAAAATTACTGGAAAGTATTATGTTTACGACAAATCCAAATTCAGAAAAGTAAGAACTCTTAGAGGAATTGGTGCTTCTGCAAGTGAAGTCGGATATGGGATTTCCCAAAGTTCCGTCTTTACCTGTAAAGACCACGCCTTGAAAGAGTTAGTGCCTGATGAATTGAAAGAACAAGCAGAAAACCCAATGAATCCAGAGGTAGACGCTACTGAGAATCTTGCTGAAAGATTTTTGATAGAAAAGGAGTATGACCTTGCTACTTATATGCAGTCAACTTCCAATCTAACAAATTACACAACTCTTTCAGGAACAGACCAATGGAGCGACTACGCAAATTCAGACCCTATCGGTGATATTGAAACAGGAATTGAATCAGTCCGTTCAAAAACTTTTAGATCTGCCAATACATTAGTATTAGGGCAAGAAGTTTGGAACAAATTGAAACATCACCCTGATTTAATTGATAGAATCAAATACGGTGGATTTGGGAAAATGTCTTTACAAGCTTTAGCTGATTTACTTGATTTAGATCAAGTTATCGTTGGTGCTGCTGGTAGAGAAACTGCTAATGAAGGTCAGACAAGTTCAATGGGCTATATTTGGGGAAAGTATGCTTGGTTATTGTATATACCTAAGAAACCTTCTATCAAACAAGTCGCATTTGGTTATCACTTCCAACACAAGAAATCGGTTGATAAGTGGTATGACAAAGACAGAGAAGGAGTATTTGTCAGAGAACACGACTTCTACACAAGAGAAATCTTGACCGTAGACGCTGCCTATTTGATAACAGCTGTTGTTGCTTAACAAGGATTACTATTATGGGTTACATTAAAGAGAGAATGACGCAGGTTTTTAGTCAAAGGTCTATAAACCCTTATGACTTTGATACTGATAATGAAGTTCAATCCTATACAATCGTGATGGACTGCACATCTGTTTCTGCTTCTGCTTTTACTTATACGCTAAAAGAAGCAGTAAGAGTTATAGATGTTGTAGCATATCCTATTGCTACGGTTACTTCTGAAGTTATCACATTGAAAGACAATTATGGAAATTCTATATCAAGTGCATTGGATATTAGCACAGCTTCGGCAGTTGCCAGAACTACTGTGATTAATACTGCAAACTGGGATGAGATTAAAGGTAATGCCCTTACAGCAACTCAAAGTTCTATCGCTGGATCTTGTTGGTTATTTGTCAAAGTAATTCCAAAGAAATAATATGTTATACAAATTCTTAGTGAATGCTAAACACGGAGATGTCTATTATTTAGAAGGAGATGAAATAGAATTGAGTGATGCGAGTTCTTTAGAGGGAATTGTAGAGCCACTTGAAAAAGAATCTATTTCAGAACCTGTGGCAGATATTGAATCAGATAAAGCAGACACAGAAGAAGACAAAGCAGATGGAGATGAGGAAGACGAGGAAGAAACTGAAGACGAAGAACCTGAAGACGAA